TTTTAGTAGGAGTAGCAAGAGGTAATACAAACCTAGCAGACTCTTTTGCTATACCATCAGCAAGCATCTTTTTATATAAATTCATACCACACTTAAAATGTCTATCCATTCTCCAGTTATACCATTTCTGTAACAAAGAACCAATGTCATCAATACTATTCTGACGATTCTTTTTATCTTGTCTGCGTAGTTCTGGTAAAGGGATCTCTTCTCCAAGCAAACTACTATCAGCATACCTTTGAGAGAACTCTTGGAAAGTAAAACTTCTATGCCTTAGTATCTGTGCTGCAAGTCCTCTGGTAGTATTGATCTCAACGGTCATGAATGCTTGCTCAAAGACACTCCAGTGCCCATGTTTGATGCAATACCTAAGAAGACCAGCAAACTCCTCATTACCCTGATTGTTGGGGTTACTGACACGAGCTACGTATGCCATGTGTTGTTCAGCATCTGGTGTTGCACTGACTAATTTAATTGGTGTGTTCATTTCCATAATCTTGTTAGTTGACGAATATCGGTGACACCATAAAGTGCCTTACATGTTTGCTCTGCATCTTCCCTTAGATTAGAAGGACAAATAAATTCAACCTTAGTTAATCTATTTGAACTAAGTAAGATCTGTGCTGACCATTTAGTTTCTTTCATATACCTCACCAATCTCCCAACAGGGAACCCATTGGTTTATAATTCTCATGGCATGTTCTACTTCATTCTCTGGTACTATAACACAATATCCTATACCAAGATTAAATACCTTTCTCATTTCCTCTTCTCGAACATTACCTTCATGTTGAATGACGTTAAAAATATCTGGTCTTTCCCAAGCATTATAATCAACCTTAACATCCAGTCCTTTTGGCAAACATCTTGGAAGATTCTCTGGTATACCTCCACCTGTTATATGAGACATACCGTATACAGTATCAACTTCAGATAACAAGTCTTTAACTATAGGTGCATATATGATTGTTGGTTCAAACAACTCCATATGATCTCTTACCTTCAACTTCAACCGAACTGTAAGGTAACGAATCAAACTAAACCCATTACTATGAACTCCACTACTTGCTAGACCTATAATTCTATCACTTGGTTTAATAGATGAACCATCTATAATTTCTCTCTTCTCTACTATACCAGTACAGAATCCAGCAACATCATATTCAGGAACACTACCTACAGGATGAGGATGCTCTGCAGTTTCACCACCTAGTAATGAGCAACCAGCAATATGACAACCATCACCTACTCCACTAACAAGTTCCCACATCTTATCCTGATTCAATTTACATGTAGCAATATAATCAAGGAAGTACAAAGGTTGTGCTCCACAAGTGATTACATCATTAACACACATTGCTACCAGATCTATACCAATATTATAATCCTTACCATATAAAGTTGCCAACTGACATTTGGTTCCAACACCATCAGTACCCGCCACCAGAACAGGATTAGTATATCCAGATGGTATCTCAAGCATACCATTGAATCCACCAAATCCACCTAGAACTTCTGGTGCATGAGTAGACTTAACCTTTTGTGAAATGCGTTTTACGAAATCATTTCCAGCGTCAACATCTACACCAGCAAGTTTATAGTCAAGTTCAATACCCTCCTTCTTAAAGTCTAGAGGTTCAAAATCATTAAGTGTCATAGTTAGTGTATGTTACATACCGAATCAGGATGCCAACAATCTGGACATTCCATTTCCTGTTCATAATTATGTAGCTTATGAATCAAGGAGTCGTATTGAGAATAGAGTTTCTTATTTTGTGATCCTATCATACTCCTATAGTATTGGCAAGCGTGAATCATACGCTGTATTTCTTTTTCTTGGAACTGCATAACAATTGGAACTATGACAATATATTTAGACAAAAAAAGAGACCCCTCTGGGGTCTCTCTTGAAATATGTATCCGAAGAATCACATTAGGTTTGCAACCTGTACACGTCTGTAATACTTGTTAGTATTAGCAGTAAGTGCTCCATTACCTTGGGTAAGTCCCTGTGAGAATGGGTTTGAAACCATGCCGTAACGAGTCTTAAATCCAATTTTTGGTTGGAAGGTGTTAGGATTTATTGCTCTGACCTGCTGTAGAGGTACATATGGGCAATAGAATAATCCAGCGTCATAAGGAGATGTTCCTTTGTATCCAGCAACATAGAAGTGCTTATCACTTACGTTAGCAGAATAAGGGTCAACATAAACCTTGATGCGTCCGTTAAGAGTACCAACAAGTGTGCTTGCAGTGTCATCAACACCAGTAAGAGCGTTGTTGCCATTAAGAGCAGGAGTGTAATCAAGTACACCAGCCATTCCTAGAGCAGAAGCAACGTCAGCAGAGCAAACTAAGATGTTACCCTTCCCACGACGAGTTTGCTGACCGATAGCGTTAGCATCTCTTTCTATCTGGAAGAGTAGTCCTTTGAACTTCTCAACTGACCATCTACCGTTGGAGTCAACGTCAAGGTCAAATATACCAGCATCAGCAGTATTGTTCTGAGCACCTTCTACTGCGTTAACGTAGATTGTACGAACAACTTCTCTGTTGATTTCAGCAAGGATCTCTGTTGAGAGAATGTTTGACAACTCTTGCTCGGCATCAAGACCATGAATTGCTTTCAAGTCTTGAGCAAGCTCGATACTGTACTCAGCTTTCAAAGCACGAGACTTCGCAGTCACCGTAACTTTCTCTATGCTGAATCCCATTTCTCTGAACGCTGTTGCTGCAGAGGAATCATCCAATGCTTCAGCAGTCGTTGTTGCCATTCCTTGAGCATCACCTGTTAACTCGTAAGTTCCTGGTGAAGAGTCGTTAAGAACGCCTGGGTTGTTACCTTGAGCATCGTTAGTTGCATCAGAAGCACTAGGATCATAGTCAGCAAGACGATTACCTGGGCCACCTGAGAAACCAGCGTTAGGCTCATTGAAGAATGCTTCTCTGTATGCTGCATCCGTAGCATCTCTTTCTGTACCGTAGTTGGTTCTCATCGCAAAGATAAGTCCTGTTGGACCTGTCATTGGTTGAACACCAGCAATGTCATAAGCAATTAGCTTAGGCATTGAACGACGAATAAGACTGATTAGAACAGGGTCGAAACCAGCAACAGGACCTGTTGCAGTTGAACTTGCACCATATCCACCAGTACCTACAGTTTGTAGGGTCTCGTTAAGGACATTGCCCTCTTCGATCTGTGCTTTTTCCTGGTTCTCTAGAAGTTGTGCGACTACGCCTTTTTTATAAGAATCTTCGATCTCTGGTAGAGCGTCGTGATTCAATACGGGTGCCCACTTCTCCTGGAGGTTTTTAATGTTAGACATTAGTTATTTTCCAAAATTTGTAGTAGTTTAATTAATTATTTTGACCATCTAGACAGTGCATCAACGTACTTCGACATTGTGCCACTAGTGGTTTCTTCTACCAAAGGAGCAGATCCTTCTTCGGTGGGTTCAGTTGTTTCATTAACAACCTCAGCCTTCCTAGTGAAGTATGATTCCTTGATAGTCTCGACTTTCTTGCGGAAGTCTGCTTCAGTTTCAAACTCAACACCCTCAGCCAATGATACAAGCTTCTCCTTTTGGGTTTCAGCAAGTCCACCAGCACATTCGTGCACAATTTCCATTTTAACAAAATCTCCAATCCTCTTATTCAATGAGACATTAGAGTCGATCTGTTCGTTGAGCTTTTTCTCCATATCATTTAGCTCTTCAGCCATGCCGTCAAGCAGGTTGAATTTTTCTTCGGGTACAGTAAAGTTCTGTTCCACGAATAACTTTTTGAGCCCACTGAAGAATGATTCTGCCATCTCTGTTTTAATGCCATGCTCCACAGCAAGTGAGTTTTCCTCTAACCATTGCTTTGCAGCATAAGAGATGTAGTCATCAACCTTCTCGGCCAATTCTGTTTTAACCTTTTCGACTTCTTCAGTCAGCGTAGATTCAAACGCTTCTTGTAACGCTTTAACTTCCTCGTTAACCTTTTGAGTTACGACGGCTTCAAAGAGTGTCTTCGCTTTTTCTTGGAACTCTTCGCTTAGTTCTTCACCAGCGACAAGAGCGTTAACATCTTCAGTAAAGTCGTACTTGGTTTCAGGGGTTTCTTCTTGGATGGTTTCTTCGCCATCTTTAGCCTCCACGTCGTCAAAGATCTTACCAGACAATCCAGCACTTACGTTGCCAGTACCTGCGTCAGAAGATTTAGTCTTAATTGACTTATCTCCTTCAACTGAAGTAGAACCAGCAGCAGACGCTCCAAGGTTTTTAGTCCCCTTAGCACCTTCTTCTGACTTACTATCAGACCCACCGATATTGGTATGTTTTGCCCCAGAAGTATCGATTTTTTCTCCTGCGGTTGCACCTTTCTTGATTGCTGTAGAACCAGTAGCTGCGTCTTCGCTCACTTGCTCCATATTATCTAGCTCTTTAGTAGAGGTCTCAGACATTTGTTTAAACTCCGATTAGATCTTGCGTTGTCTTTATTTATTTATAAATCACAAACTCTTTAGAAACTTACTAAATGCGGAAACCTTCCGTTCTTGTATGTTTATTAGAGTTGCTTCATCAATTTCTTGCTTTAATTGAGCAACAGCAGACTCTTTAAGTATGCCATTATCCCAAACCCATTCTTTTCCTTCCATAATTCCATCAACAAAAGCATCGGGTGCTGATGGATCTGCTACTATATCAGCAGCAGTTGCAAGCATAAAGTCATCTTGCACTATATTCACGCCCTCTTGTTGTTTAAGAGAACCCATACCACGACTAGAAACACCAAGACTCACACCCTCATCGAGTAATGACTTGGCAATGTTACCCATAGGGGTATCAAGAATCTTTGCACGTCCAATAAAGTTATTACCTTCTGCTCTAAGAGATTCTATTTTGTGAGATACTTTATCCAGATTGATGGAAGGTCCATCTGGATGTCCTAACTCACCGAGAGCACGACCCTTACGGATATGTCCCTCATCATATTTAGCAACTTCACGCTCAAGTGTTTTAAATGGATACTTGCGACCATTCTTATTTGCTATCTCAGCCTGGAGAAAGACACCTTCTATAAAGTGTGACTTCTTTCCATTCTTTTCTTCGGATAGAAAGTTAACTTCGGTTATTTCTTCAGCTATTAGTCTCATTTTCGGGTTCCTCTATAGGTTCGATAGAATCAACCACCGCAGTATTTGGTGGTAATGGGTCAGGAACTTCTTCCTGTTCTGCTTTTGCTATTTCACCAGCAGTAGGTGCAAGCTCTGGTGGTTCTTGACCATCAAAGACTTTATCCGCAATTTCATCAGCGTCAGCTTGTCCAGTTTCATCTGGATTAAACCCCCACTCTTTTGCAAAGTCAATCTTCTTTGCTTGAATTGCATCATAAGTGGATGCGTTCAAAGCATCATTAGTCGCATCAATAGCCTTAGCTTTCTCATCACTAAAGATATGATTGACGATTGTATTTGCTATTTCACTAGGCATAATAATTCCCACTTTAGTTTTATTTATTAAAATTCAG